GATAGTGGTAAAAGGTGGTATAATGTGGTAATAAGACCTAACTTATATAATGCTATACACATTTAAATAAAAAAAACAACTACAAACCTAGCTTTTACACTAGATTTGTAGAGTTCTTACCTTTTACTGCAGGTTTACACTGCTTCTATCCAAAACATACCTGTTTCTTCTCCAGATGTTAGGTTTAACACTGGATTGTCAGATAGTTTGAAACCTTTCATCTCATCACCCCTGTTAAGTTTAGCAGCTAACTGCTTGATGGTTGGATGTTCAGAACGCATTACCTGTCCAGTCTCTGGGTCTATTAGGCTTAATACGCCAAATGTAATGTTGTTCTGTGTTCTTGTTGCTACATTAACACCTGCTAATGTAGTTGCTTTCTGTATCAATGGTACATCTGATGCAATTATTGTTGCACTACCTGTGTTGTCATTGATGTTAAGCTTTCTAAAATAAACTGAATTTGTTTCCATAATTTAATTTTAATTAATGATTAATAAATATTTGCATAAGAAAGGAAGGGAGCAGTCAGAGTTATATTATAAAGCTATAAGAATGTATGACCAGTCCATAAAGAAAAAAAACAACACACACAAAGCATCAGCCTTGTGGTGTTGTGTGTGTCTGCACGGTAGTTACACCTGATTCATTCCTGACCAAGTGGAGAGCTACACATGAGCGGTAGACAAAGAAAAGGAGGGGAGCAGTTACACTTCCCTCCTGTACAGGTTAGACCTGTTCAACCCAGAAGAGGTTCTCATTCTCTTCACCAGTAGTTAGGTTGACAACCTTAGACTCAGAGAGTTTAAAGTTCTTCAGTTCATCCCCAACGTTCAGCTTCCCAGCTAACGCTTTGATTGTAGGGTGGTCACTACGCATCACCTGATTAGTTTCAGGGTCTATTAGTGACAGAACACCAAAGGAGATGTTTCCTTGAGTTCTTGTTCCCACAGACAAACCAGCAAGAGTAGTTTGTTTCTGTGACATTGGAGCAGAGCTCACAATGATTGTTGCTGAGCCAGTAGACTCATTGATGTTTAGTTTTCTAAAGTAAACCATTTGTAAAAGTATTAAGTTAAATATTAAGTGTGGATAATTACGGGGGGTGACCCAACCACAAGTAAGAGGTGGGGATCAGTTTTATATAACCTCTCACCTATGCCAAATACATAATTTTGCCAGGACCGGGTGGGGGACACTATTTTTTTTTAATCATGTGGGGGACATGTTCTGACTCAAAAATTTTTATAGGATTTAGAAATTTAGTATATTGTTCTTATAGACGCAGTATAACTTAAATAAAATAACATGGACAGTAAAAAGGAAGATAGTGGTCTCACTGAGATAGAACAAATGCAATTTGATGCTATATTGCTTGATACAGCTTATGAAAATTCATTTTTAGTTTTAACTAATCAAATTACTTTTGAAGATCTATTGGTAAATAAATTTAAACATGGTCATGAAGCAGTATTGGCTTTTGATCCTGACAATGGTCCCAAGTTATCCGAATTTGAAAATATGTTAGCGTACTATATAGATATTGAAGAATATGAGAGGTGTGCAAAAATAAGAGATCTTATGCAATTAACATACCCAGATAATATTAATAATTAAGAGATGGCAGCAAAGAAAAAGAAAAGTACAGTAAATAGTTCGGGAAACTATACTAAACCTACTATGCGTAAAAGATTATTTAACTCAATCAAAGCTGGGGGAAAGGGTGGAGCACCAGGACAATGGTCTGCACGTAAAGCACAAATGTTAGCTAAACGTTACAAAGCAGCTGGAGGCGGATATAAATCAAAGAAATAAAATTATGAAAGGAGTAAAGCATTATTTAAAAAACGGAACTGAATGGAAAGGTGGTAGTCATAAAATGGCCAATGGTAAATTACATACTGGTAAGACGCATACTAAGACTAGTAAGCCTTTAGTTCATTTTAAAGACTTATCTAAAACAGCTAAACTAAAAGCTAAAAAGAAAAAGTAATGGGTAAAAAGTTAATTATAGTATTACTATGTTGTGGTTTATTATCTACTTGTGGATCAGTCAAACCAGCAAGTGATAAATGTTGCAAGGAAAAAACTCAAGTAGTTAGTATTAATAAAGATCCTTTAATGGGAATACTTGTATCAGCGTTAATTATTTATTCAATAAAGATATTATTTGCAAGATAATGGCAAAAACAAAACAACAAAAGAGTTTAACTAGATGGGGTAAGCAGAAGTGGAGAACTCCTTCGGGTAAGAAATCTTCTGAGACAGGAGAAGTATATGCTCCATCAAAGACAATCTCTAAATTAAAAGGTTCTAAAAAAGGTAGAGCTAAGCTGGCTGCTGCAAATAAAAAGAAACGTGCTGCAACTAAAAAAGGTAAACAACATGCTTCCCACGGGTTGCATAAAGGTAAAAAAAGATAATGGCAAAGAAAAAAGATAGCAGGTTAGCAAAAGCAGGAGTATCAGGATACAATAAACCTAAACGTACCCCTAGTCATCCAAAGAAGTCACACGTGGTAGTGGCTAAGCAAGGAGACAAAGTAAAGACAATACGTTTTGGACAACAAGGTGTTAAGACTGCAGGTAAGCCTAAAGCAGGTGAGTCAGCTAAACAAAAGGCTAGACGTAAAAGTTTTAAAGCTAGACATGGTAAAAATATAGCTAAAGGAAAAATGAGTGCAGCTTATTGGGCAGACAAGGTAAAATGGTAGACTATGACAGAAGCAGATTTAATAGAACTAGGGTTTGTTAAACAAGTACAAGATACTTGTTGTACCCCAGAAAAGTATACTTTTTATAAACAAGTAGGGAATGGATCTCCTTTTATTACACCAGATAGTAGTACTATTACTGGTGATAACTGGCCAGCAGAAAACTTTGCTATCAATTTTAAAACTTATATTAAATCGGATCTAGTTGCGTTAATAAACCTTATTCAAAATAATCCTTTATTTCCTAAGTCATAAAAATAAAAGTCATTAAACTTTTATAAGTTAAACTATTTATGTATGTTTGCGTATGTTTAATTTATAAAACCAAATAAAATGGCAGACATTAAAAATTTAGATCCTAATCTACAGGACAAACAACCTCAGCTAAGTAAAGAAGAACTTACACAGCGTAGAGAGGAAATCACACAATTTTACAAAGAGAATATACCTCACTTAACTGTTCAGGCAGAATATGAGGATTTATTAGCTACTATTGACAAAGCAAGAGCTGAAAGACTACAGGCTCAAATGTTTATTGCTCAAACAGCAGCATCACAAAAAGAAAACGGAGGAGAGGTTAGTGAAGATGAGAAAGCTTTTAAACAAGCAATGGAAAAAGCGGCAGCTAATGTAAAGTAGTATGAAAATGATAAAGAAAGGTGATAGTGGACCTGAAGTACATACACTACAACAAAATCTTTTAATCAATAGAGATGGGATATTTGGAAGAGAGACAGAAAAGCATGTAATAAGATTTCAACTTATGCATAATATATCAGCTGACGGTATAGTAGGTGCTGATACTTGGGCACTATTATTACAACTACCAAATGCTATGACAATAGCAATAGATGAAGATACTGATATACATGGTCAAATGTTTAAGACAAGCTATGATCAAATTATACATAAACATTATTTACCTAAAGGAGAATATGTTGAGGGACCAGTTATTAACCAGTATATATTTTTACATCATACTGCCGGTAATGCAAACCCTTATAGATGCATTGATCACTGGGGTAGAGATAGTAGGGGGCGTATTGCAACAGAATTTGTATTAGGGGGAGTGAACCATAGAAATGGTAATGATGATTATAACGGTGTTATGGTTCAAGCATTTCCAACTGGGGCTCAAGGATTTCATCTAGGTAAAACTGGATCTGGCTATATGAACAGACATTCAGTAGGAATTGAAATATGTAACATGGGATATTTAGATAGTAAAAACATGCAGACATATGTAGGTTCAGTATGTCAGGAAGATCAAGTATGTGAACTTCCTGAGCATTTTAAAAAGAAACTACACTGGCATAACTACACTGAAGAACAAATTAAAGCTACTGAAAAGTGGATTAAGTGGGTAGGTGAAAGAGATGGTGTAGACATAAGATTAGGTTTAAAGCAATATATCAAAAAGTATGGTCCTACTAAAGGTTTTGATTTTCAAGAGGATGCATGGGCTGGTAAAGTAAAAGGTTTATTAACACATGGTAATGTGAGAACAGGTAAATCTGATATTTATCCACACCCAGATATGGTTGATATGATAATGAGTTTATAAAATGGCAATAGTAAATAAAGTAGATTTAAAATTAAAAGTAAATATTGATGAATCAATAAAGTTTCAAATACTTACCTATTGTTTTTTTAATAGTATACTTGTTACTAATTCTGATTTAAAGTTTTTATGTGAGTTGTCTAAGACACCTAATATAGAATTAACTAAGTTTTGTGTTAAGTTAGTAAGTATGAATATTTTCAAAAGCCCTCAGTCTGCAAGAAATGCAATTACAAAGGCAGAGAAAAAAGGTTTACTTGGAAAAAAAGGTAATAACAAAAAGACAATTACAATCAATTCAGCTATTAAGATTCAGACTAATGGGTTAGTATTACTAGACTATAAAATTTTAGGAAATGCGTCCCAAGTCACACAAGGAGTTTAGAGAAAAAATAGCAGAAGATGTAGAAGTGCATCCACAAGTAGTTGAGGATTTTATTACTTTTTATTATGCAAAAGTAAGAAGAAAGTTATCTGAACTAAGCTTCCCTAGAATTTATGTAGAGGGCTTAGGCACTTTTGAACTAAGAAGAAGTAAGTTAGATAAAGCAATAAAAAAGAATAAAAGTTTATTAGGTAACATTGCTAAAAGAACTTATAATGGTTATGCTAAAAGTGAAGATATAAAGCTTAACATTGAACAAATGGAAGCTGCATTGGAACAAATGCATAAAGATATTTTAGACAAAGAAAAGTTTAAAAAAAATGGGTAAATGGAAAAAGTATATAGAGATATTTAAAAATGCAGATAAAATTGCTGATGGTATAGCTAACTCATTGTTTAAAAAAGAACATGTAGAAGCAATAGCAACAGATAGATTTCAAGTCTGTATTAAATGTGGATTATATGATTCCAAGGGTGAAAATTGTTTAGTACCAGGAACACAACCATGTTGTTCAGATTGTGGTTGTAGTCTTGAGTTTAAAACAAGGTCATTATCTTCTGAATGTCCTAAAGGTTATTGGGATGCAGTAGTATCAGAAGATCAGGAAGAAATTATTAATGAACAAATAGAGAATAATGGAAATTAATTATTATTATAAATCAGAAGTAACAACAGTAAAAACTAACACTGAAGGTTGTTGGTGGTATACTACATTAACACTTTAATTATGGCAATTATATTTAAAGAAGAAGGACATGTTTATGAAAGTACTGATCAAGACAAAATAGATTGGTTAAGTGTCACTTCTTTAGTAGGTAAATTCAAACCTAAATTTGATAGAGATGGACAAGCAATAAAGTCATCAAAAAATAAAAGATCAAAATGGTATGGTATGACACCTAAAGAAATAATAGCTGCATGGGATGGTGAAACAGATAGAGCAATAAAGCTAGGTAATTTTTACCATAATCAAAGAGAGGCTGATATATTAGAGTTTGAAACTATTCAAAAGTTTGGTACTGAAGTACCTATAATTAAACCTTTAGTAGATGAAGATTTAGGACTTAAAATAGCACCAAAACAAAAATTAGAAGAAGGCGTTTATCCTGAGCATTTAGTATATCTCAAATCTGCTGGTATATGTGGACAAGCTGATTTAGTTGAAATAGTAAATGGTTATATAAACATAACAGATTACAAGACTAACAAAGAAATTAAAGACAAAGGCTTTACTAATTGGGAGGGAATAACAAGTAAAATGTTTAGGCCTGTGAATCATTTAGATGATTGTAATCTTAACCATTATAATTTACAATTAAGTATTTATGCGTATATTATTAAAAAGCATAATCCTAAACTAAAGGTTGGTAAGTTAATTATTCAACACGTAAAATTTAAGCAAGTAGGAGAAGATAAAAACGGGTATCCAATTAATGAACATATAAATGGAGAGCCAGTTTTAGAAGGACTAAAAATGTATGAACTACCATATTTAAAAGATGAAGTGAGATCATTAATAATGTGGCTAAAAGATAATCAAAAATGAAATATAAAGAATTTATAGTAGCATTAGCTATTCAATCAAAGAAATCAAAAGTACCTACTGATTTTAGATTTGAGACAACAAAAATTATGTTAGACTTAAATAAGGTAATTTGGTGTAAACAATATTTTCATGAAGCAACAGATGAATTTAATGATGATTACACTAATATATTTGTAGATGGACAAAATGATGAAATGACTCTTCAAATAAACTATGATGATTTTAAAAAACTTTTAAAAAATAACAAAGGATGATAGTAAAATTATTTGATATTCAAAATAATAAATTAGTATTAACAGAGCATTGCTATTCTATACCTTTTTTAAAAAGTATAATGATAGAGTATCCAGATACTAACATGCAAGTTTATCAATACATTTTTTATATGTCATGTCCTAATCCTGATTTAAATCCATTTTTTAATTTGCCAGAACATGAAAAGGAGGATATCATTATAGAAGAAATAGGATTAGAGGAATCTCCAGAAGATAGCAAAATAAGATATGCTTTAGATATGTGTAAAAAAATGTATGAAACTCCTACATACAGAGCTTATGTGGGCATTAAAGCTATGTTAGACAGATTAGCACAGTATATGGAGGTTACCCCTATAGAACACGGTAGAGACGGTAATATGAACTCTATGATTAATGCAGCAGCTAAGTTTGAACAGATCAGACAATCATATAAAGGTGCCTATACTGATATGCAACAAGAACAAGAAAGCTCTGTGCGTGGTGGTGCAGGATTAGCTTATGACCAATTATAATAACTAAAAGAAAATATGAAACAATTAATTATACCAGTAGGTAGAAGACTTTTAATAAAAAGAAAATCTGCAGAAACAAAAACTGCATCAGGAATTATTATCCCTGAAATTGCTCAAAAGAAAGAGTTTAAAGGTGAAGTAGTTGGTGTTGGTCAAGAAGTGACAGAAATTAAAATTGGTGATGTTGTACAATATGCTGAGCATGCAATGCCTACACCTATGCAACATGAAGGATCAGAACATTTATTGCTTCAAGAAGGTGATGTATTTGCAATAATCAGATATGAGTAGAACTATACCCACATATGAAAACAATAAGTGGGTAACTACTACTTTTGATTCTGATGAAGATTTCCATGAGTTTCTTTTTGACATTTTTAAAGAACCTGGAAAGTATGAATTTGACAATACAAGTTTAATTTTTAATGCTGAAGCAAGAAGATTTAACAAAGAAGGTTTATACTGTAGTTCACCATTTAGATCAAAAGACTTTATGTCATACTGGGATGATCAAAAGAACAAATGTAGACAAGGGGCAATATATAAGAATAATGGTAGAGTCTGGTATTTAACTAGAGATTACTATATGTGGTTAAACTTCTTACCAATTTTTGATAAAGAAGAAAAAAAATATGGTTTTGCAAAAGTAAGAGATGCCCAATATCATATGGCATTATATGAAATTATTGCAGAACTAAATAATCAACATGTTGCTATACTTAAGAAACGTCAGATAGCTTCTTCATATTTTCATATGGGTAAGATTATTAATACCTATTGGTTTGAGGAAGGAAGTACATGCAAGATTGGTGCTTCATTAAAAGATTACATAAATGACAAAGGATCTTGGAAATTTTTAGATGAATATAAAACTTTTCTTAATGAACATACTGCATGGTATAGACCAAGCAATCCTGAAAAGGTTTTATTATGGCAACAACAAATAGAGGTTAAAGTTGGTAATAGAAAAACATCAAGAGGTTTAAAGTCAAAGATACAAGGTGCATCATTTGAAAAGAATGCTACATCTGGTGTAGGTGGACCTACTACTTATTTCTTTCATGAAGAAGCAGGTATTGCTCCTAAGATGATGCAGACATATGAATACTTGCGTCCTGCTATGTCTTCAGGTATGATGACAACAGGTCAATTTATTGCAGCAGGATCAGTGGGAGATTTAGAACAATGTAATCCTTTGAAAGAAATGATTATGAATCCTACTGCAAATGATATATATGCAGTACAAACTGATCTTATAGATGCAGAAGGGACTACTGGTATGGCAGGGTTATTTATTCCTGAACAGTGGTCTATGCCACCTTACATTGATGACTGGGGCAACTCACAAATAGAAGAAGCTATAGAAGCTATTGTAAGAGAAAGGGAAAGATGGAAAGCAGAACTAGGACCTGAGCAATATCAATTAAGGATATCTCAGAAACCATTAAATATTGCTGAAGCATTTGCATACAGAAAAGCGTCTGTATTCCCACAAGGTATACTATCTAAACAGATGAAGAAGATAGAAGAAAAACAATATGCTTATGAATTAATAGAATTAGATAGAGAACAGGAAGGTATAATTGCAAAGAGAACTTCAAAACTTCCTATATCAGACTTTCCAGTAAATAAGAAAATGACTGACAAGACTGGTTCTATAGTTGTTTGGGAAAGACCTGCTAGTAAACGTCCTGAATTTGGACAGTATTATGGTTCTATTGACCCCGTATCAGAAGGTAAGACAACTACATCAGATTCATTATGTAGTATTTTTATATATAAAAATGCAACTGAAGTTACAAGAACAACAGAGGCAGGAGATACAGAAATATTTATTGAGGGTGATAAAATTGTAGCAGCATGGTGTGGTAGATTTGATGATATTAATAAAACTCATGAAAGATTAGAATTAATTATTGAATGGTACAATGCGTGGACAATTGTTGAGAATAACATATCATTGTTTATTCAACACATGATAGCTAGAAAAAAACAAAGATATTTAGTACCTAAACAACAGATACTTTTTCTAAAAGACTTAGGATCTAATAGAACAGTTTATCAGGAATATGGTTGGAAAAATACAGGTACATTATTTAAAAGTCATTTAATATCATATGCAATTGAATTTATAAGAGAAGCTATAGATGAAAAATTAGATGATGAGGGTAATGTTATGTCACAAACTTTAGGAGTAGAAAGGATACCTGACCCAATGCTTTTAAAAGAAATGTTAGCATACTATCCGGGACTTAACGTAGATAGATTAGTTACGTTTGGTGCCTTAGTTGCTTTTGTTAAAATACAACAATCTAACAGAGGTTATGCTAAAAGGCGTGAATCAGAGGGTGATTCTTTGGTAAATTCAGAAAAAATAAGTAAATTAAAGTATACCAGTGCGTTTAAAAATATAGGCCGTAGAAGAAGTATAGGTGGTCAAAAAATAAGAAGATCTGGTTTTAAAAATATTAAATAGATAAAAAGAATCTAGATGAGAGTATTAAATGCAATGCAAATGAAAAATGGGGCTAAAGCTGAAAGCGGGCCTACATTTTCTAGCTTAACACAGCCAACACAGTTTTTACCTTATTCTAAAAAGACTGATGATTGGGCAGCTTGGAATTTAGATTGGTTAGAGTTACAAGGAATAGAGTTTTTGCGTATCAACGCAAGAAGACTACTTAAAAATTATAAGTTAGCAAAAGGTGTAATAGACAAATCTGATTACATTGTTGAACCAGATAATGATTATAAAGATATGATGGATGTTCTAACAGCTGAAAATGATTCTGCTTTAGAACTAAAATTTTATCCTATTATTCCAAATGTAGTTAATGTGTTAACTGGTGAATTTGCTAAAAGATATTCTAAAGTACAATTTAGAGCAGTAGATGATACATCTTACAATGAGATGTTAGAACAAAAGAGACTTCAAATTGAAGAATCATTACTTGCTGATGCTGAAGCAAATCTAGTAATGAAGATGATTGAGATGGGAATGGATCCTGCATCAGAAGAAGCACAACAAAAGCTATCTCCAGAAGGACTTAAATCATTACCAGAAATAGAGGACTTCTTTTCTAAAGACTATAGAAGTATGGTTGAAGAGTGGGCATCACACCAACTTGCAGTAGATGAAGAACGCTTTCATATGCAAGAACTAGAAGAAAGAGGTTTTAGAGATATGTTAATTTGTGATAGAGAGTTCTGGCATTTCCGTATGTTGGAAGATGATTATGATGTTGAGCTATGGAATCCAGTTCTAACTTTTTATCAAAAGTCTCCAGACCAAAGATATATATCTGATTCTAACTATGTAGGTAAAATGGATTTAATGACTGTATCTGATGTTATTGATAGATATGGATATTTAATGGATGAGAAACAATTAAAGTCTTTACAAAAAATATATCCAGCTAGATCAGCACAATATCAAGTTAATGGATATCAAAATGATGGTGCGTATTATGATGCAACAAGATCACATGAGTGGAATACTAATATGCCAGGTCTAGCATATAGACAATACACAAGTAATTACTGGAACAACCCAGGGGTAGGAGGAGATATATTAAGTGAAATACTTGACAACTCTGAAGACACTGGAAATATAGAAGAAGGTAACTTAATGAGAGTATCAACTATATATTGGAAAACGCAAAGGAGAGTTGGTCATCTTACAAAGATTGAACTTGACGGGTCTGTAACCCAAGAGATTATTGATGAGACTTTTAAAATTACAGAGAAAGCAGTATATGATACTTCTATATTTAAAAATAGAACTAAAGAGAATTTATTACAAGGTGAACATATTGAATGGATATGGATTAATGAAGTATGGGGTGGAGTTAAGATAGGTCCAAACTTACCAGCAATGTGGCAATCAACAATGGGGGATAATATAAATCCAATATATGTTGGTATAAATAGAACTAAACCAGGAAGATTACCTTTTCAATTCAAAGGTAACAATACACTTTATGGATGTAAATTACCTGTAGAAGGTAGAGTATTTTCTGATAGAAATACTAGATCTACTTCTTTGGTAGATTTAATGAAAGCTTATCAAGTTGGATACAATATGGTTAATAACCAAATTGCTGACATTCTAATAGATGAATTAGGAACTGTAATTATGTTTGATCAGAATGCTTTACCACGTCACTCTATGGGAGAAGACTGGGGTAAAAATAACTATGCTAAAGCATGGGTAGCAATGAAAGACTTTCAAATGTTACCTTTAGATACATCCATTACTAATACTGAGAATGCTACTAACTTTAATCACTATCAAACTCTAAACATGGAGCAGACAAGTAGATTGATGTCTAGGATTCAACTTGCTAATTATTTTAAACAACAATGTTTTGATGCTATAGGAGTTAACCCACAGCGTCTAGGAGGAGCTGTATCAGCTCAAACGGCAACAGGAGTAGTACAAGCTATGCAACAGTCTTACGCTCAAACAGAGATGTATTTTGTACAACACTCAGATCAACTAATGCCTAGAGTACATCAAATGAGAACTGATCTAGCTCAATTTTACTATAGCACTAACCCTAGTGTTAGGTTATCATATATATCTTCTGAGGCAGAAAAAATTAATTTTATGATTAACGGTACTGATTTATTGTTAAGAGACTTTAATATTTTTGCTACAACAAAAACAAATCATAGAGCTATTTTAGAAAATCTTAAACAAATGGCTCTTACAAATAATACTACAGGTGCAAGTATCTATGAATTAGGTAATATTGTAAAAGCAGATTCTATTGCTGAAGTAACTGACATATTAAAAGACTCTCAATCAAGAGTAGAAATGGAAAGACAGCAACAAATGCAACAGCAACAGGAAATGCAACAGCAACAAATTCAAGCTAAACAACAAGAAGAGCAAATGAAACTTCAAGTTGAAATAGATGAAAATGAAAAAGACAGACAAAATAATATACTGTTAGCAGAGATTAGATCAGCCGGTTATGGTTCAATGGTTGATATTAATGAAAACAAAAGGTCTGATTATCAAGATGCTATGGAAGAAATTAAAGAATCTACCAGATATAATCAACAGATTAGTATGGAAAGAGAAAAGAATACTTCCAAGATGTCAATGGAGAATAGTAGACTTGATGTTGAAAGAGAAAAAATATCTGCTCAAAAGGAGATTGCACAAACTAAATTGGACATAGCTAGAGAAAATAAAAATAAGTATGATGTTCCAAATTCTAAAGAAAATAAAGATAAAAAATAAGTGTTAGCTATATACTGCTAAAAACTTTTAATTTTTTTAAAATATTATAAGTTTATTCTAAAAGATTATTCTTATATTATATATGTATAGGAAGTTTAATATTAAAACCAACAAATATTATGAGTACAAAAACACAAACTGTGGATAGCAAAGTAGAAACGTTAGACATAAACCTGGATGAGATTTTTGATGCAGCACCTAGTGCAGCTGATGTAACTTTACCAGAAGAAAAACCAAATAAAAATATCTTTTCTGGAACAGGAGGAAAAGCAGATATGTCATTTGCAGATCCTGACTTAGATGATAAAGATGATTTGAATGCTAAAGTAGAAGAAGTAGTTGAAGAACAAAAAGCTGAAGAAGTTAAAGAAGCTGAAGAGGATAAGGTTAAAGCAGAAGTTAAAGAAGAAGTTAATATTGATGAAGTAATAAACAGTATTGACAATGATGATTCTGAAGAAGAAAAAACAGAAACAAGAGGTAGAAAGAAAATTTCTGGTATAAGTGATGTATTTACTAAACTTATTAAAGAAGATAAAATTGTACCTTTTGATGATGACAAATCTCTAGATGATTATACTGTTAAAGATTGGGAAGAACTTATTCAAGCTAATTTAGATGAAAAAGCTAATGAAGTTAGAAGAGAGACTCCAAAAAAATTCTTTGATAGTTTACCTCAAGAACTACAAATAGCAGCAAGATATGTTGCAGATGGTGGACAAGATCTTAAAGGTATGTTTGCTACTCTATCACAAGTGGAAGAAAATAGATCACTAGATGTTAAAAAATCAAGTGATCAAGAAAGAATTATTACTGAGTACTTATCAGCAACTGGTTATGGTACTGCAGAAGAAGTTCAAGAAGAAATTGAAATTTGGAAAGACTTAGGTAAGCTTGAACAACAAGCAATGAAGTTTAAACCCAAATTAGATAAGATGCAAGAAAAAGTTGTTGCAAGAAAACTTCAAGAGCAAGAGCTTAAGAAGAAACAACAAGAACAAGCATCTCAACAGTATATGAAGAATGTATATGAGACTTTAAAAGGAGGAGCTATTAATGACGTTAAAATAGATAAGAAGACACAAGCTATGCTATATAATGGTTTAGTACAGCCAGCTTATCCGTCAGTTAGTGGTAAGAATACCAATTTACTTGGACACCTTCTAGAAAAGTATCAATTTGTTGAGCCAAACTATGGTTTGATATCTGAAGCATTATGGTTATTGCAAGATCCAGAAGGATATAAAGCAAAGATAATGGATAAAGGTGCACAAAAAACTATAGAGAAAACGGTAAGAAAACTCAAAACGGAACAATCAAATAGTGGAGGATCTACATCTTTAGGAGTTAAAGATAAAGAACCAGCTACTAAAAGAACTTCTAAGAGAAAGATACCTAGAGCAAACAACATTTTTAAAAGAATTTAATCAAGTATTAAATATATAAACAATAATTATTAATCAAAAACAATCAAAATTATGGCAACTCCAGTTTTAAATAATGGGATTTTCCTACGTGATACAAGCTACAAAGCTAGTTCTCATGTTGATTCTTATCACCTTACCCAAATGCTTGGTAACTCCGAGCCTATGGATATGGGACCAATTGATTTATGGGCTATGACCCAAAAGGTAGAAATGCCTTTATATCAAATGGCTTCTTTTGGTGGAAAGAATACAATCATGGTGGATAACGCTAGAGGTGAGTATAAGTGGCAAACTCCTATTGCACAAGATCTTCCTTACATAGTGGCAGACATTGAACCAGCTAATGCTAGCAAAGGTGTAGATGGAACTCTATTTAAGATCAAGATCAACAAAAGAACTTTTGGACATGGTGACATTATTACTTATGATAAGTATAATGGACTTGAACTATACATTACAGCTGAGGATATTATTCCTGCAGGTGATGGATATGTTTACACTGTTCAATTAGTTAATAACAATAACGCAGCTATCTTGGATAACAAGTATTTAGCTAAAGGTACAAAGTTCTTCAGAAAAGGTTCTGCAAGAGGTGAGTATGGTGAAAGATTTTCTGACATTGAAACAGGATCTGGATTCCGTGAATTCTACAATTTTGTAGGAGGAGCAGAAGCACATGTACATTATTCTATTTCAAGCCGTGCTGATCTTATGATCAAAGGTGGTTTGAATGCTGATGGTACTGTACCAGTAACTGAGATTTGGAGAAACTTTGACAATGATCCAAACAATCCATCAGTACCTAGTATTGAAGGACTTGTTGCAACTATGGGTAAAGCGGGAGCTAGAGAAGCATTTGAGAATGGAACTCTAACAAGAACTTTCATTACAAATATGGAAGCAGCTCACTTATCTAAAATAGCAACAGATATTGAAACTTACCTAATGTGGGGTAAAGGTGGTAGAATTAAGCAAGATGGACCAGATGATATTAGATTATCTGTAGGTCTATGGTCACAGTTAGATAACTCTTTCAAAAGAGTATATAACAAGTCATCATTTACTCTTGATATGTTTAAGTCTGAACTTTACAACTTCTACCAAGGTAAAGTTGAATTTAAAGGGCCAGACCCACAAAGATCACTTGTTGTACAAACAGGTATTGGAGGTATGCAACTAATCAACAAAGCAATTGCTGATGAAGTGTATGGTTCAGGTCTAGTACAAAATGCATCTGATATTGGAGCTGTTAAAGGTTCTGGTATGGATTTAGATTATGGTTTTGCTTACACTAGCTTTACTATTCCTTTCTTAGCTAACGTTAAGTTTGTATTGAATCCAGCATTTGATAATTTAAATACTAATGACATTGAGAATCCACTAATTGATGGAAGACCTCTAAGTTCTTATAGCTTTATTATCTTTGATGTAACTGATGAAGGAAATGACAACATTCATTTGTTGAAACTTTCTTGGGATAATCAACTTAAGTGGTTCTACCAAAATGGTACTATGGACTACATGGGAAGAACTCAAGGTTTTGCTTCTACAGGACAATTCAATGGGTATAGAGTATATATGACTCAGACCATGCCAGCTATTTGGGTTAAGGATCCAACTAAAGTTCTTAAAATTGTAATGAGAAACCCTGTTACAGGAGGATCATTCTAGAACTAATCAATTAAAGGGGAGGGGTTAATCCTCCTCCCTTTTTATTTTTAACCTTTAAATATAATAATCATGGGAGCACCAAAACAATTAACTAAGCTGAAGCAAAAATTTGAGAGCCCAGCTTATGAAGGTGTATCAAGAGCAGAAACAGGAAATGCTAGATTACTACATGTAAATGAAGTAATTAGTTGGGTACGTGATGTAGCCAGTTCTGATTCATATGCAAATGAAGCGGCAGCTATTGCAGCCGGTTTAAAAAAAGGTGATATATATCATACAGCAGGAGCTTTAAAAATTGTTATAGGCTAAATGTCAAAAAACTTTAGCAAGGGTAAAACCTTGCTTTAGAAATTAGTAATAATAAATGTACATATTTATGTACTTTTGACTGTGAAACAATTATTAATTTAAAACCAAAAAAAAATGAGTGAATACACAATTGTAGAAAAGTATCAACAGACTAAAAAACAATCTGTTGCAGTGCGTCCATACTTTAATCCTAATAAAGAAAATATGGGATTAGAGAGTTATGGTCTTGCATTGCATGATGGAGTATATCATGAGGAATCATTAGCATGTTTAGAAATGAATGGTGTTAAAAGATACGTTACAGGTTTGAATGAATTTGCACCTGAAGTAAAGATGTTACCTCCAAAAGAAAGAAAAGCAAAAATTAAAGAAATTAGAGAAGTTGTTGCTGAGTTAGAAGCATCACTTGCTGCTAATGTAGTAGACCCAGAAGATAAAGATTTTTGGAATAATTTAACTATTATGAGTCCAAACAATGATAAATTTTGGGATAAGATTTCTATTAGATGTGGTAATGATCCAGTATTTTTAGATCCGGAGGTAGATCCATATGATAGAATAAAACTCTATGCAATTAGAGCAGGGGGCTTTTCTATTGTGTCAAGTTCATTAAAAGAAGCAAAGCAAAATCCAAAAGGTGTAAAGTTTTATCTTGATACATTAGAGGAAACACTTACTACAAGAACAGAACTTAGTAAAGTAAGAAATAGAGCATTAGTTGAACTACAAAAAATGTTTGATTCTAATCAATCAAAACTTATGTATGTTGCTAAAATATGTGATGCTAATAGTACACAGTATTCTAAGTCTACACCAAATGATGTAATGTATGAAAACATGGATGACTATGTTAATGGACATGGGTCAGAAGCTAACAAAAAGAAAGCAGCTCAAAATTTCTTAGATGTATCTACTTTAAGTATGGAAGAAATAAAAATTAGGGCTCTTGTAAAAGATTGTTTGTTTTATAGATTTTTACTTACTAAAGCAGGTGGTTGGATAGAACCTCTTGATAGTGGTATAAGATTAGGAAAAAGACCATCTGAGTGTTTAGATTATTTAATGGATCCTAAAAATGAAGAAACGTTGTTATCTTTAATGGACAAAGTTGAACCATATTGGAACGCTTAAAATAATATAAAATGGAAAATAACACACTACTAATAAAACTTAAACAAAGGCTAAATAAACTAGATAGTCAGGATTATGACAATATAGAATGTTGGCAGTTTGTAGAAGCTTTTAATAAAGCTCAAGTTGAGTGGTGCAGAAGAAATTTACATGGAGGTAATATGTATCAAGAAGGGGATGAGTTGTCTAAAAGAAGAATAGATGATTTACAACCCCTTCTTATAGAACAATCTCTTACAGGTAATGTTTTTCCTGATTATTTTGAAACAGACAATTTTCCTATTGAAACATATATGGAATTTAAAAAAGTAACAACTCAAGCAAAAGATGATTGTTGTACTCCTAGATCAATGACAGTTTATTTAGCAGAAGAAGCTAATGTAAATTTAATAATGAGAGATCCATTAAAAAATCCTGATTTTGAATGGGGAGAAACATTTTGTACAATGCTTGATAATAGAATAAGAATATATAGGAAAGACTTTGATATAGTAAATCCTGTATTAACTTATTACAGACAACCTACATTGATACAGATAGCTAATTGTACAGACCCATATACTGGTAATATTAGTTTATTTAATGTGGAATGTGAGTTTAAAGATGATTTAGTAGAAGTAATTCTTGATGACACTGCTGCATTAATTGCAGGTGATATAGAAAATATGTATCAACAACAAAGAGGCTTACAAGCTGCAGAAAGAAATAATTAATATATTGGTTATCTAATAGAAAATCACTATATTATTATAGTAACAAAGATGTTACGGACAGAGTAAACTGTTTAAATCATTATATATTAACCAGAGGGGGTAATGGTCTCCTCACAAATTTATAAATTATGGCTTATTTTAATCATGCGTTTAATAAAACGTTTATTGCAGATAGCACGTTGGCAACAGCGGGTACTGCAACAAGTGCTTTAACTGCGGGTCAAGTAGCTTTAGTAGATGGTGCAGACTGGGAATCAGTAGCAATTCCAGGAGTAGCAGGAACAGGTCCAGTTGTAACAGCAGGCAGTTTTGCCTATATTGTACAAGGATCTTTCTACACTAAAGACACTATTGGAAACAATCCAGGACACGGAGGGTACAAAGAATCTGTAAAATCTAAAGGTATTAACCCAAGATATATTAGCAGATTATGGAAAACAAATTGTGCAACTGCATCTCAAGCAACAGCAAGCTTATCTTTAGCTTCTGATTGTGCACCATGTGGTAAAACACAATTCATGAGAATTGATGTGAAGGGTTCACCTGCACTTAGATTCTTAAACCACCATGCATATGCAATCGGTGATTCAGCTGGAGTATGTTGTATTGATGGACAAGAGTATATTGATCCTGCAGTAATTGTAGGAGCAATGGCAGAAATGGTTCTTGGAGATCCTCTAATTAAACCATTTGTTGCTGAAAAAGATCTAGATGCTGTAGCAACTTCTACGTTGTCAGCTGGTGGAACAGGTTATGCAGTTACTGCTGCTAATGCTGCTGCTTCAGCTACTTCAGGTAGTTCTACTGGATCAGGATTTGCAGTTAACATTTTAACACTAGGAGCTTCTGATGCAATTGGAACTTTTTCAGTAGCTAATGCTGGATCAGGATATGTTGCAGGTGACTCTCTTGCTGTTGCAGGTGGTAATGCAGATGCTAGTATTTTAGTAGATACAGTATCTGAAGGTGGGGTTGTTGTAAGTGTGGTAACAGCAGGTATTACAGTTCAATCTGTATACACTATTGCTCAAGCACAAGGTAAAGCAGCTTCAGGAAACTATGTTGCTTCAACTGATCCTAATGGTGCATCTAAAGTATCTGCTACAGTTAATTTTGTAGGAGCTTACGTAGACACTGTATTTGGTAACTGTTCATTTGATACTAGAGATCATTATAATGCAGAGCCAGTTGCAATTGAAGTATCTTTACTTGATGAAACTGGTAATCCATGTAATGACTGTGGTGTAGCTTCAAATACTCCAGGTTCAATGCAACAAACACAAGGTGAAGAAGTATTGAGAGAGTTAATCATGTCTGAAAGATACCGTCAGTCTCCTTATAATCAAGGAAACAGAGACAGTGCTAGAATTAGAGAGATAGAAATGTCTGATGAGCTTTTAGCAGCAGTAGATAGAACTGCTACATACAGAGCTTATTACGTTCAGCACTCTGTGCCAAGGTTTAATAACCCAACAGGTGTATTTGATAATGATCAATACCAATACAAAATTTATGTTAAATGTTCTGATGCTGCAGCACAAACTGCTGTTGAAAAGCTGATGGATGGTTTATCTGAATTTGCAAAGGCTAATGGAAATAATGTTCCAGTAGAAACTAATGCTATTTGGTAATAACTTAAATATCAACCAAGATATTAGAGCAGGGGAGAAATCTCCTGCTCTTTTATTTTTTATAAGTCCTAATTTTTTTGTATATTATCTATATAGTATCATTTATTAATAGAATAGACAATGGCAGATAGACATATATTAAGTTTAGAAATACCTACAGTATCTAATTGTAATTTACTTTGCATCAAAGATACCAGCCAGTACTCAAAAGATTTGGCTGTAGATTGTGAAGAATTATTAATTACTTTTCCTGGTTTTTCTGTACCTGTTTTAGTTAAAGTTGATAAAGGTTTTGATATGTGTTTAACAGCATGTACACTTGCTTTGCAAACCACTGATTGTGGAACAAGACAAGAAAATATACCAGATGGTATATATATCATAAGATACAGTGTATCACCAAATTCAAAGGTATATGTAGAATACAATCATCTTAGAGTTACACAACTATTAGGTAAATACTATGAGGTATTGTGTGATCTAGATGTACAACCATGTCAACCTGATTCAGAAAAACAAGATTTATTAGCTGAAATGAGTTATATAAGAACTATGATAGATGCTGCAGTTTCTAATGCAGAATATTGTCAATCATCAACTCAAGCTATGCAACTATATAATTATGCTAAAGCTAGGTTAAATAAAATAACTTGTCCAACTGGTAATTGTGGATCAGCAAAGAGAGGAATGTATTACGTATAAAACCAAAGGATTATGAACAACTGTACCATATGTGGTAAAAAATTTACGTGTGGGTGTCAAAAGACCCATGATGAAAATGGAAATGTAATTTGTAAAGGATGTAAAAACTCATCTAAAGCTCAGCAACAAGCTGCACAGGGGAGTAGAAATTTGTCTTTAGAACTTGCTAAACAACAAATAGTTAATTTAAAAAATGGGTAAACCTAGAGAAATATCAAATGCAGAACAAGTAAAGCATGTTGCTCTTGAAAAAAGAATAAAGGTTGAACAGACTTTTGCTATTCAGGCCTATGCAAATTTTAAAGAAGTTAAATTTGGTATTGAATCTTGTTGTTTTACTGATCTTGTTAGTGCAGTATTAAAGAAAGAACTATGTGATTGGCTTTATAAAAAATCAGATAAAGTAGTTGTAGCAACAGAAGACAAGGGAGTATTTGTTGAACCACTTGCAAAAATTAATGCTAAGGCAAGCATATCATGCCCAGCAGTACCAACTAATGTTTGTACTGTATTAGACTTAGCTGATATATTAGCAAGTGAAGCAACATTTGTACAGTGTTTTGATTCTGCAGCATCTGTATGGACAATAACACATAACTTAGGTGAATATCCCTCAGTAACTATAGCAGACTTAAATAATAATGTTGTAATAGGTGATATAGATTATTTATCAACTAATCAAGTAAGAGTTTCATTTAGCAACGCATTTGCTGGATGTGCATTTTTAAATTAAAAAAAAGAATAATAACAATTAAAATAAAATAAAATGGCAATACAATTTTTAGCAGGTATTCAAGTTGATGGGCATATTACGCTTGTTAACCAAGGTACATTCAAGAACGCCAGAATTCAAAATGAAACTGCAGATCCTACTGGTGCTAGCTTGCTAGGAGATGGTCAGATTTATTATAATTCTAGCACAGATAAAATGAGACTCCGTGCAAATGGAGCATGGGTAGACTTTACTACCGGATCAGATTCAAATACAACTTATGATTTATCAGGTGTAGGTTCTACAAATGGCACAGCAGGTGTAAGATTAACAGGATCAGATGGAACTGATGATGATGTATTAATTGTTGGTTCAGGTACAGTAGGAGTAACAAGAAGTGGAAATACACTTACAGTTACAGGAACTGACTCAGCAGCTGGTACAGTAACTAGTGTATCAGGTGGTACTGGTATTACAATTTCTGGATCAGCAAGTGTAACACCAACAGTTAACATTGACTATGCAGGATCTGACAATGCAATTTTAGCATCTCCAGCAAGTGCAACACCTGTTGGTGCTGATACAATGTGGTTTTCTGATGCAACAGATAGTGGAATTAAAAAATCTTTAATATCTGATTTTCCAGGATTTGGAAAAGATGGTACTGTAACTTCTGTAGGATCTGGATCTGGTTTGACTGGAGGTACAATTACTTCTTCAGGAACTTTAGCCGTAGATTATGCTGGATCAGATAACGTAGTTCTATCAGCTGCAGATGGTACAAGTATAACTTTAGCTGATTCTGATACACTTTTAATTAATGATAATACTGATAGTAATGTAAAATTTACAAAACTTACTCAATTAGCTAGTTATATAAATGCAGGTGCAGGTTCTGTAACTTCAGTAGGTGTAAGTGGTGGTTCAACAGGATTATCATTTAGTAACTCTCCAATTACTTCTAGTGGTACTATGACAATGTCAGGTACATTAGATGTAGATAATGGTGGTACTGGACTTGCAAGTTATACAACAGGAGATATATTATATGCTTCTGGTGGATCAACATTAGCTAAACTAGCTATAGGTTCTGCGGGACAAGTATTAAAAGTAGCAGGTGGAATTCCTAGTTGGGCAGCAGATTCAAATTCAGGAGGAACCGTAACAAGTATTGGTATTACTGAAACAGGTAATGCTCTTACAATTACAAATACACCAATTACAACATCTGGTAATATTAATATAGCAGGTGCAGGTTCAGCTTCACAAGTAATCTTAGGTAACTTAACACTTGCTACTTTACCAGTAGATGGTGTAACAAGTGTAGGAAGTGGTGCAGGTCTTACAGGTGGTACTATAACAAGTACAGGATCACTTGCAGTAGATTATAGTGCATCAGGATTAATTAATGATGCTCCTACCGCAAGTCCACAATCTGGAGAATCAGATGACTATATACTTATTGGAGATGATACTGCTTCAGGTGCAACTAGGAAAATTCAATTAGTAGATATACCATTAAATCAGTTTGGTGCTCCAAGTGGTGCAGTGAGCTTTAATTCTAATAAGCTTACTTCTTTATCCAATGGTACTGCATCAGGTGATGCTGTAAACTTAGGACAGGTACAATCACTTGTAGCTGGAGTGGGTGTATTCCAAGGAGGATATAATGCTGCTACAAACTCTCCTGCAATAGCAGGATCAAGTAACGTTGCTCTTACTACAGGTGACTTTTTTGTTGTAACAACAGATGGTACTATATCTTTTAATGGTAGTACTGTAGATGTTGAAGTAGGTGATATGCTTTATGCTAATGCAGATATTTCAGCAAGTTCTAATCCAGCTGCTTCAGCTTATGCAATTGTTATACAAGATCAGAATATAGCAGGTACTGGTTCAACAGATGGAAATACAGAAAAAGGTGTTGCTGGATTTAACAGTGCAACATTTAGTGCTACAGCAAATGGATGGATTTCTGTTAAAGCGGGTGGTATTAGTAATGCACAGTTGGCAAACACTTATAACCAGATTATTGGTATTGATACAGATATTAATACAAGTGGTGTTGAAGTAGTTGATCAAATTAGTTTAACTGATGGTGTTGTTCAAACATTAACTAAAAGAACATTACCAACTACATCTCAAACTAACTTAGGTGTTGTTGAGATGGCAGATACTACTGAGACTGCAGCAGGTACTATAACTAATAAAGCTATATCACCAGCTACATTGAAAGCTCATGTTGATGATAGGTCTTATGTAGTTGCAGGACCAGCAACTTCTACTAGTTCAATGAGTATTTCAGCTGCTACACACGGACTAGGAACAGGACCATTTATAACACAAGTTTATAATGCAGGTGGTTTTGAAGTTAAAGTGCAAACAGAATATGATACTTCAAATGGTAATGTTGAATTTAGTTGGACTAACAATGTAACTGCTAACAGTCTTAAATTTATTATACTTAAGGTAGTATAATATTTATATTTAAATAGAGGGAAGTTTGAATATAAAAATTTAAACTTTCCTCTTTTTTTAAAAATTACTATCTTAGCAAAAAAAAGAACATGGCTATACAATTTATATCAGGATTATCTATAACTGGAAACAGCGAGATAACAGGTACACTATCAGTTAGTAATGTTACAGCAGATAATAGTACTTATACAGGTATTATGGTATGGGATGGTGGTGTTCTCAAATACAGAAGTAAATCACAAATTCTTTCTGATATTGGTGCTACTGGCAATTTAGGTACTGTAACCTCTGTTACTGTTCAAGGAACAACAGGTTTAACTGGTTCTGGTACCGTTACTTCTAGTGGTACAATAACTCTTACTAATTCAGACAGGGGTTCTTCTCAATCTATATTTAAAACTTTTACTTCTGATTCAGGATCAACAACTGCTAATAGTAATAGTGATTCATTGGAAGTAGCTGGTGGTGGTGGTACTACTACTAAAATAGTTGGAGATGTACTTACAATAAGTTCTACTGATAACAATGATAACAACTATGTATCTAGCTTAAGTTTTAATACTGGTAATGGTATTATTACTGCAGCAAGAGTTGGTCTTAGTTCTTTAACAGTAGATCTTGATGGTAGATACTTACCACTTACAGCTGGGTCAAGTTATCCTTTGACAGGAGATTTGTATTACAATGGAGAAATAAGATCTACAACCCCTGCAGGTAAATTAATATTAACCAATAATTCAACAACTACAGAATTACACGCAGCTGGAAGTGGCGGAACTGCTTTTAAAGATAGCGGTAATAACACAAAAATGGTTATTGACTCCAACGGCAACGTTGGGATTAATGAGAATAGTCCTGCTTTACAATCAGGTGGAACAGGTCTTCATATAAACGCTACAACATCTTCTGAATTAAAATTTACAAATGATACAACAGGAAGTACTGCGTCTGATGGAACAGCTTTAGTTTCAAATGGGAAAAACTTTAATATAAATAATAGAGAAGCAGGCAACATAACTTTAGGAACAAGTAATTCCACAAGAATGACTATTGCAAGTAATGGAGCAACAACTTTTGCAGGAGATATAACTGTTTCAGGAGGAGACATTACTCTTGGAGGTACAGGTAGGATTACAGGTGTAGATACAGTTAGTTCTGGAACTGACGCAGCAAACAAGACTTACGTTGATAATGCTGTTGCAGGTGTACCTCAAGGTGATATTACAAATGTAAGTACAACCTCACCAATAACTGGGGGTGGATCAAGTGGTTCTGTAACTATTGCTCATGCTAATTCAGGTGTGATTGCAGGTTCATATGCAAGAGCTACTGTAACAGTAAATGCTACAGGACACGTAACTTCTATATCAGCTAATAGTGACGCCCAAGGAGTAACTTCTGTAGCAACGGGAGATGGATTAAGTGGAGGAACTATTACCTCTACAGGTACATTAACAGTTGACAGTACAGTAGTAAGAACTACAGGCACACAATCAATAGGTGGTGTTAAAACTTTTACAAGTAATACAACATTTAACGGTTATCTAAGAGGTAGTGGACAACAACTTGTATTAAATGCAGGTGAATCATATTCTCAAGCAACAGGACAAACAAATGAATATCTTTATATAAATGCTGAACAAGGGTTAGAAGTTAACTCTTCACCTGATAATTGGAGTAGTGGATGGGCAGGAAGAAACACTACAAAAATAAATGATGCAAGTGGTAATTCTACTTTTGCCAATGATATAACAGTATCAGGTGGTGATATTACTCTTGGGGGTACAGGACGTATTCAAGGTATTGATACAGTATCATCAGGCACAGATGCGGCTAATAAAACTTATGTAGATAACGCTATATCTGGTGTGCCTCAAGGAACTGTAACAAGTATAAAAGCTACAACAGATGGTAATTCATTAGGTTTATCAGGATCAGTAACTAGTATTGGAACTTTAACTCTACCTTGGCAAGGTTCAACTAGTCAGTATGTAAGAGGTGATGGTTCTTTAAGTACTTTCCCAGCTATACCATCAGTAGGAAATGGAACACTTACAATGAC